AGTTCAATAAAGATTGATGATAGTTATGGCACACAGACTACACTTGAGGATTTTTTTGCATGAGTAATAAGACAGAAATAAATCTAGAACTATATGAACTATTAAGAGAGTGTGCAGACAATACTGGACTTCCAGTAATGAACAAGTCTTTGTTCATCTCTACAACAGAAAAGTATGGTAAAGAATTGTTTCGTTCCACTCTTGCAGAGTATATTACAAAAGAAAAGCCACCATATCCACTAAAGAAATTCTATGATCAAAAGGTTATTGAAAATTTTCGTAAGTTGGAAAAGGCGCCTTTCACCGATTACATTAATATTCCAACAAAAGAAGTAATTGAAAAGTATGATGACTACAAATATCCATACAAAGATTTTGGACTAGGATTTATCGAGGGCCCAGCTAACTTCAATTATTGTGCAGATTCATTTATGAACGATTTGCGTATGCGTTGTGGTTCTTATGGATTCAAAGCACCAGTTACTCGTTGGGAAGAAGGTGATAATATTTGGGGTGCGTTCGGCCCTATTTGGAGAGGGGTGAATGATGCAAAAGAACTTACACATCAAACTTATACAATGGCATTTCGTCTTGGAACTTATATTGCAACACAGTTCAAACCTATTGTTGCGAAAACAATTTATGATATGACTACAGCGAAAACTGTATTGGATACTTCTATGGGTTGGGGTGATAGACTTACTGGTTTTTATGCCTCTAATGCAACACATTATATTGGTTGTGACCCTAACCCAAATACATTTAAGCGTTATCATAAAATGATTGAGTTCTATGACAAAATCTATGATAAGTCTAGAGGTAAAAAGACTGTGCAGATATATAACTGTGGCGCAGAGGACTTGCCTTGGGATGAGATTAGTAATGTAGATTGTGCATTTACATCTCCCCCATATTTTTCGACTGAAAGATATAATGAAGGTGGTGAAAAGGAAGAATTACAGTCTTGGGCAAAATTCAATGATTACGAATCGTGGAGAGATGATTTCTACTTACCTGTTGCACAAAACAGTTTTAATTCTCTAAGTGATAAAGGTGTTCTGTTGATTAACATTCTAGACCCCAAAGTTCATGGTAAAAGATATTATTCTGGTGATGAACTGGTGGATATGCTTCTTCCCAATTTCTTAGGACAGATTGGTATGAGAATTATGCAGAGGCCACAAGGTGCAGCTGTGTTTAAAGACAAAGATGGAAAATTCGATAAGAATAAAATGGATGAGTTTATGAATAAACTTTATATGGAAAATATCTGGTGTTTTGGTAAAGATACTTCTGTTGATTTGTTCAAAGACATCAGAGTGAATACGTTGGAGGCATTTTTTTGAACATTGCAACACCGGCAGACTTTGATGAAGTCTGGAATATATTTCAAAATAACAAAGAATGGTTTCCACATGTGTGGAACACAAAAATAAGGAAAAGAATAGAATTAGGTCAGTGCGTTTTACAAGATGGTGTGGTGATAACATTCCATCAAAATAACGCAACTAGGCCCATAGGTCGTGACACAGATGTAAAGGTCGAGCGTGATTCATACACGATTCACCAAATCGTTAACTCCGTAAAGGGTAATGGCAATGCGTCAAAGGTCATGAAAGAATTTTTTGATTGGACAGGACAAGATGTGTACCTGACTGTCAGAGAATCAAACCTTGCTGCAAACTCATTCTATAAAAAGATTGGTATGCAACCAGTAGGTTATATCAATTGGAGTGGGGGAAAAATGAGTGGTAGGGTTTGGAAATTTAAATCTTAAACAGTCCAGTAGGATAGGAGAAAAAAATGAAACAGCACTTTGATATTGAGCGTTCGCTCAGAGAAAATCCTCCATCATATCCAGATGGGGTAAATTTTAAAAAAAGAATTGTAACTAATAGAGAAAATCTGACTCGAAATAAACAGGCTAGACTATTGTTGACTCGCCCAGAAAATGTTGCTAAGATTAGACAGTCTTACGAAGTTAACGGATTTCTTTATGACCAGCCAGTACAGGTTGTTGAGGATAATAAAAAAGATTCTAGGAAGAAAGATATTTTGGGTGGGTATAATAGAGATGCCGCTCAAGAAGAATTGAACTGGGAAACTACCATTGTAGATGTAGTAGAATTTGACTCGCCTCGAGCTCGCAGGGAGTTTATCTATATTGACAATCACATTCTAAACCCAAGAACTGGTAATACTAGAGATGATATTCTTAAAGGCTTATCAGATGGAATTGCAGAAGGGTCTATAGATATTTCAGATGATGCCGATATTAAAAGTTTTATTTCTGTTGCTGCTGGAGATATGACAGAAGAACAACAGGAAAATATTTTTAATAGTTTTAGAAAAGAACACTCCCCATTCCAATCCATGCGACCTTTCATTGCTAGAACTGCAGCCGCTTGGTTAAAAGAAAATGGATACCAACATCAAGGTGTAAAAAATCGCAATGTTGATGGTATCGCATATGCAAGACCTACAGGATTCAGCAAGGGTGCGTTTTGGGATGGATTAGAACTCTCTAGAAAAAAAAGTGTTGACAGATATACTTCTGTAACTATCTATGGTTATATTGAAAGTCCTAAACCATCTCAGCTTCAGGCCGACAGAAAGGCATGGTTAAAAGAATTTTCAAAAATGAATTCTAAAGTTAAAGAGATTTGTCAATATGCTATGACTTTAGATACTCAAGAAGTAAATGAAAAAGTAATTTCCGTATTTAAGTTTGGTGGATTTCTTCCACAAAATATTGGCCTAAATAGTCACGGACAAGTTGAAGAAACAGGGTTGGTTGATGAGTTCGGCAATCCATTTATTGGAGAATAGTTATGAATGATTTTTTAAAAGATGTAATTAAAACAACTGGTAATGAGTATGCACAACTTGTAGCTGAAGGTGTTGAAGCTGGTGATGTAGATACTTTTATCGACACTGGTTCATATATTTTTAACGCACTCTTATCGGGTTCGGTACATGGTGGTTTACCAGCAAACAAAATTACAGCACTTGCTGGTGAGTCTGCAACAGGTAAGACATTTTTCCTTATGGGTATATGTAAACATTTTCTTGATGCAAATCCAGAGGGTGGTGTGGTGTACTTTGAGTCTGAAAGTGCAATCACAAAACAGATGGTAATTGATCGTGGTATTGACCCTGAGAGAATGGTAATACTTCCAGTGACCACTGTTCAAGAATTTCGTACACAATCACTCAAAGTCCTTGAAAGGTATCTTCAGCAGGACACAGACGTTCGTAGACCAATGTTTATGTGTTTAGACTCATTAGGTATGTTATCAACAACAAAAGAGGTTGAGGACACGGCTGAGGGGAAAGAAACAAGGGATATGACACGAGCACAAGTTCTCAAGGCTGCATTTCGTGTATTGACTTTGAAATTAGGTAAGGCAAAAGTTCCAATGGTGATTACAAATCATACTTATGATTCTATGGGTTCAATGTTTCCTACCAAAGAAATGGGTGGTGGTTCTGGATTGAAATATGCAGCTTCGTCTATCGTGTTCTTATCAAAGAAAAAAGATAAAGATGGTAGTGAAGTGGTTGGTAATATTATTCACTGTAAAAATCATAAATCAAGAATGACAAAAGAAAATAAAATGGTTGATGTTCGATTGAATTATGATGCTGGTCTAGATCGTTACTATGGGTTATTAGACCTTGCAGAAAAATATGATATATTTAAAAAGGTATCAACTCGTTATGAAATGCCAGATGGGTCAAAAATCTATGGTAAAACAATCATGGAAAATCCAGAAAAGTATTTTACTGATGATATTATGAAGCAGTTAAACGTGGCTGCACAAAAGGAGTTTAAGTATGGAAGTTCAACACAATAAAGATTATGTGTTCGTAGAATCACCAAGTCATGATGTGACTTGCATAGGTATCAACGAAGGTAAATATGCTGGTGTTGTACTTAAATATGGTAAGGTATCAATTGGAGAAGAAAATGAAGATGGTACTTTACCTTTTCAGTTTGAGTATGATATAATTGAAAACAATGGAATACCTAGAGAAGAATTTGGAGATGACTTCTTTAGTTTAGCTGGTGATATTTTAGTTGACATAATAGGCACAAAGGAGAACGATTTTGCCACCAACGATTGAGAGAACAGCGTTATCTAATCTTGTTACAAATGAGGACTATGCCCGTAGGGTTCTTCCTTTTCTAAAAGGCGAGTATTTTGATATTCGTGAAGAACGAGTTGTCTTTGAGGAAATCAACAAGTTCGTAGAAAAATATAATAAGATTCCTACATCAACGACTTTAGAAATTGAAGTTTCACATCGTAAAGATTTAAATGAAACTGAACATCAAAGAGTCATAGAGATCATACAAACATTAAGTGAAAAGAGTGTTGATCTAAACTGGTTGATTGATGTCACTGAAAAGTTTTGTAAAGACAAAGCAGTTTACAATGCTATTGTTGAAGGTGTCTCTATCATTGATGGTAAAGATAAACAAAGAACACCTGAGTCCATTCCAACAATTTTATCTGATGCTCTTGCTGTATCGTTTGATAGTAGTGTCGGTCATGACTATATGGAAGATGCTGAAAAACGATATGAGTTCTATCACAAAAAGGAAGAACGTATTCCATTCGACTTAGAGTTTTTTAATAAGATTACAAAGGGTGGACTTCCACCAAAAACTTTGAACATTGTTCTTGCTGGAACTGGTGTTGGTAAATCTTTATTCATGTGTCACATGGCAGCTAACTGCATGTCTCAAGGTAAGAATGTTTTATATATTACTCTAGAAATGTCAGAGGAACGTATTGCAGAACGTATTGATGCAAATCTAATGAACATATCTATGGAAGATTTACATAATCTACCTAAAAAAATGTTTGAGGATAAGATTGCAAAAATACAGAAAAAGACCACAGGACAGTTAATTGTTAAAGAGTATCCAACTGCATCTGCAAACAGTAGTCACTTTCGTGGTCTAATTAAAGAACTTGCTCTTAAACGATCTATCAAACCAGATATTATCTTTATTGATTATCTAAACATTTGTGCTTCAAGTCGTTATCGTGCTGCTTCAAATGTAAACTCTTACATGGTTATTAAGGCAATTGCAGAAGAATTAAGAGGCTTGGCAGTCGAATGTAATGTTCCAGTGGTAAGTGCAACGCAGACAACACGAAGTGGATTTAGTCCCTCTTTTCCT